GCTGGAACTGAAATTGAATTTAAAAATGTACAACCTGGAACAGTTGTAGGTAATACAACACCTATGTTAGCTACAAAGTTAATTGTAGGGACTCAATGCGTGGCAATATATTAAAACAAAAAAACAAACAATCAAATCAAATAAAATGAGTAAAATAAAAAAAGAACAATTAGAAACAATTGTAAAATACCAAGATGAAGCTAATAGAATATCTCACGAAATAGGAGCATATGAGTTTCAAAAATATAAAATGCTTTCTAGTTTAGACAAAGTAAATAACGATATAATAGAATATAAAAAAGTTCTTGAAGCTGAGTATGGTTCAGTTAATATCAATTTAGAAGATGGTAGTTACGTTGAGATAGACAAAAAAGATGTCGAAGATAAGGAAGATTAGTATAGGTTCTGATTATAAAAATGATGCTATGCATTATTCTACTGGTCAAGAAGTTTATGGAGGTCACGTTATTAGTGATATAATATTTGAAAACAAAGATAGTTCTTATAATATTTTTATAATTAAAAATGAAGAAGTATTACCTTGGAAAAAATTTAACTCCAATATGGCCGTATCAGTAGAGTATGATCTTAAGTACTAATGAATAGTATATACCATTTTATCATTAAACCACTAGATAAAACATATGAAAACGTTAAGTTGGTTGATGGTAAAGAATTAGTAATTAATTCAAATATAGAAAATCATGTTTTTGTAAGTAAAAAAGCAGTTGTAGTTTCCACTCCAGCTGCTTATAAGACAAAAATAAAACCTGGTGATGAAGTATATATTCATCACAATATCTTACGCAGATATTACAATATGAAAGGTGTAGAAAAAAATAGTAGCACCTATTTTAAAGACAACTTATACTTTTGTTCTCCAGAACAAATATATATGTATAATTTAAAAAGTCATTTAAACTACTGTTTTGTTAAACCCTTAAAAAATAAAAGCATTTTAGAAAATAGAAAAGAGCAGCCTAATGTTGGTATAGTAAAATATACTAATAAGTCCTTAGAGGCTGCAGGAGTAACACCTGGGACACTTATTACGTTTACACCAAACTCTGAATTTGAGTTTATTATAGAAGGTGAACGACTTTATTGTATGAAATCTAATGATATAGCTTTAACTCATGAATACCAAGGAGACGAAAAAGAAAATAATCCAAGCTGGGCAAAAAGCAGTTGAGGAACTTATTAAAGTAGCAAAAGAGAAGATTGTTGACTCAGACGATGATGTAAGCGCTGACAGATTAAAAAATGCTGCTGCAACTAAAAAGTTAGCCATATTTGATGCTTTTGAAATACTAACTCGTATACAAATAGAGGAAGATATTTTAAATGAAAAACCTAAAGAAGTTAAAGATCAAAAAACTTTTAAAGGTTTTGCTGAAGGGAGAAGCAAATGAGTTACGAGCAAACTCTTTGGAAAGAGGTTAAAGATCTAATTAACCCTAAAATATTAAAGAAACAAAATCGTTTCAAAAAATGGGAGTATGGTTATAACTCTGATTATGATTTTATAGTAATAAGTAAAACTGGACAAATTGGACAAATCATTGAAATACAGAATCTCAGGATTGCTTTACCAGCAACAAATGAACCGTTTAAACGAAGCGAAGAAAAAGCGGAGCAAAGATGGGAAAAAGCAGATTACCCAAAAGAACTAAGTAGAATTAAATCAAGGTTTGACTGGGAAGATTATGACACTGAATTTAAAGAAAAGTGGTACGATTACATAGATGAAGAATTTAAAAGAAGAGATCAAGGGTTTTGGTTTTATAATAAAGGTTTACCTACTTATATTACTGGTACTCATTACATGTACTTACAATGGTCAAAGATCGACGTTGGAGCACCAGATTACAGAGAAGCAAATAGATTATTCTTTATATTTTGGGAAGCATGTAAGGCAGATACGAGATGTTACGGGATGTGCTACCTTAAAAACAGAAGGTCTGGATTTTCATTTATGTCCTCGGCTGAACTTGTTAACCAAGCAACAATATCTAGTGACGCCAGATTTGGTATACTCTCTAAATCTGGAGCAGATGCTAAAAAAATGTTCACAGATAAGGTCGTGCCAATATCCGTTAACTATCCGTTTTTCTTCAAGCCGATCCAAGACGGTATGGATCGTCCTAAGACAGAACTGGCGTATAGGGTTCCGGCTTCAAAACTTACTAGAAGAAAGCTTGAGAGTAATGAGCAACTAAGAGAACTAGATGGACTTGACACAACTATTGACTGGAAAAATACTGGTGACAACTCTTACGATGGTGAGAAATTAAAATTATTAGCACACGACGAAAGCGGAAAATGGGAAAGACCGGACAACATATTAAACAATTGGCGAGTTACAAAAACAACACTAAGGCTAGGATCAAGAATCGTAGGCAAGTGTATGATGGGCTCAACTTCAAACGCGTTAGATAAAGGTGGAAACAACTTCAAAAAATTATACTATAATTCAGACGTTACAAAAAGAAATCGTAACGGACAAACTTCTTCTGGACTCTATTCTTTGTTCGTCCCTATGGAATGGAACTACGAAGGATTCATGGATTCTTACGGACTACCTGTTTTCATTAGAAAAGAAAATACAGTCAAAGGAGTTGACGGTTACGACATTACAACAGGCGTTATTGAGCACTGGGAAAATGAGGTTGAAGGATTAAAAAATGATCAAGATAGTTTAAATGAATATTATAGACAGTTTCCAAGAACTGAACAACATGCTTTTAGGGATGAGTCAAAACAGTCTATATTTAATTTAACTAAAATATACCAACAAATAGATTACAACGAAGAAATAAATAATTTAAGTAGAGTTTCTAAAGGTAATTTCCAGTGGGTAAATGGTGTTAAAGATACTAAAGTTGTATTCTACCCTAATGATAAAGGTAGATTTATGGTTTCTTGGGTACCAAATTTAGGATTACAAAATAAAGTTATAATAAAAAATGGCATTAAATATCCAGGTAACGAGCATATTGGAGCTTTTGGTTGTGACTCTTATGACATTAGCGGTACTGTTGACGGTAAAGGTTCTAATGGATCGCTACACGGATTAACTAAATTTTCCATGGAAGATGCTCCACCTAATCATTTCTTTTTAGAGTATATATCAAGACCTCAAACAGCTGAGATATTCTTTGAAGACGTATTGATGGCTTGTATATTCTACGGCATGCCAATATTAGCTGAAAATAATAAACCTAGATTATTATATTATTTTAAACGTAGAGGTTATAGAGGTTTTTCAATAAATAGACCAGATAAAATTTGGAATAAATTATCTACAACAGAAAAAGAAATTGGTGGAATACCTAACTCAAGTGAAGATGTAAAGCAAGCTCATGCAGCTGCTATTGAATCTTATATAGAAACTCATATTGGATATTCTAACGAAGAATATGGTGATATGTATTTTCAAAAAACACTAGAAGACTGGGCTACTTTTGACATAAACAACAGGACAAAGCATGATGCTTCTATAAGCTCTGGTTTAGCAATAATGGCTTGTAATAAAAACAAGTATACGCCTGTGCCTATGATTACTAAAAAAAGTATTGATTTAGGTATAAAAAAATATAATAACGAAGGAAGTTTATCTAAAATAAAAAAATAAATGCAAATACAAACTTATAATGGCAGTTCATTCCCGGATCAGGTGGTACCTGACGAGGTTAAAGAAAGTTTAGACTACGGCAGGCAAGTTGGTAGAGCGATTGAAGGAGATTGGTTTAGCGGTACTAGAACTGGCGTGTCAGGCAGGTATAACACTAATTATAATAATTTTAGAAATTTAAGATTATACGCGAGAGGCGAACAAACAGTTCAAAAATACAAAGATGAGTTAGCAATTAATGGTGATTTATCTTATTTAAATTTAGACTGGAAACCAGTACCTATTATACCTAAATTTGTAGATATAGTAGTTAATGGCATGGATGGTAAATTATATGACATTAAGGCTTATGCTCAAGATCCAGAGTCTATAAAGAAAAGAACTCAATACGCAGAATCTCTATTAAGAGATATAGAAGCAAAAAAACTTATAGATCAAATAAAGAGTGTTACAGGTATGAATATGTATTCTACTTCTAACCCAGAAGATCTTCCTCAAAATAGGGAGGAGTTAGATGTGCACATGCAGTTAAGCTACAAGCAGTCAATTGAAATAGCAGAAGAAGAAGCTATAAATAACACATTAACATTTAATAAA